TTGACCATTTACGGTGACTTGCCTTCCTATCTTGGTGTAAGTTCCCGTATTTACATTATATGTTACACCCGTACTTCCACCCCCAAAACTCACACCCATTGTCCAAGTCCCCTCCTCGTAATCATCCAAAGCGTTTGCTTGTGCAGTATCTCCGTTGAAGGTTAGTCCGCCACCTGCAAGGAAACGAGCCTTCTCCGTGTATGACCCACCCGTCCAAGATTTAACGAGCAAATCAACTGCGCCATTACCTGCGTTTACAACTAAGCAGTTCAATTCAGCACCGCCACTTGAAACGCTTGAACCTGTATCAGAACTAAACTTGAGTCGTGATGAATTATTTAATGTAGAACCTGCTTCGTTGTCAATGTAAAGAGTAACATCAGAACCCGAAGCACTACCTGCAATGTGTAATTTACATTCAGGCGTAGTCGTTCCTATACCTACATTTCCTGCGGAGGTGATACGCATTCTTTCGGTGTCAGAACTGCCATTTCTAAAAATGATATTTCCCGTTCCTTTTGCGTTGATGTAAAAATCTTGTCCATTAGATTGAAGCGTTGAATAACTTGTCGCTTGACCTATTGAAACAATACCATTTCCCGAACCTTGAACTGCTAAATCAGCACCATAGGTAGCGGGTGAAGTTGTACCAATACCAACTGCAGTTGTAGACAAAGCAAGAACCGAATCATTGCCTAAGCCATCACTCAATACTTTTGCCGTTGCACTTAGCGGTCCATTATCGCCTACCTTAATCAAGGCGTCGTAAGTTGTTGCGGGTGTTAAACCCGTTAAAGAAGTTCCCATATTTTTATAAATTCCAAAATTCGTTAATAGTTTCCCACTTCTCGGTAATAAGTTGCCATTGACGAGTGCCAACTGCAAACCCATATTGAGAGCGATTAATTCCAACGCCTAATCCTATGCCTTGTCTCATATTAATATCCGATTACTGAACCAGCAGAGATGACAAAGCCCGTGATTTTTGAAGAACCACCAGCGGGAAGATATGCACCTTGTACAAAAGTGATTGATGTCATTCCACGACTTGAGAGTACATTCACTCCGTCAACGCTGAATGATGTGAACACGGTGTTCTCTTGAACAACAAGAGCGGAATATCCGACTCCTGTCACCGTTGATGCGGAATGATACTTGAAGCCATCGCCACCAGCGATAATACTTGTTGAATTGCTCATTGTATGTAGATTTTTTCGTTTAGTGTTGGGTTATATTCATTCTCGGTGAATGATTTTTGTACTTTCAAAAGACCTGTCTCACACAAAACACCTCCAGCAGTTGATACACTATATTCGTGTTCTCCTTCCAAAAGGGTTGCAGTCGTGCCTTCAATGAATTGAAATTGATTGTAACGCTCTTTGTGTGCAGATATGTCAGTCAAGGTTCTTGTGACGATGGTTTCAGTTTGGCGATGAGTAAAGGTGAACACATAGGATGCAGCACTTGCCTTCTCCGTCAATGTAACATACCAATTCTTTGTCTGCCCTTTGTTAATAACCAACATCAAAACAAAATAGCGATGAGAATTTTTTGTAACAAAAAAGGGAGAGCAATTGCCCTCCCTCTTTCTCCTATGAAAACACGAATCAATTAGATACCTAAACTGGTAACAACTGATGCCTGTAATTTGTAAGGGGCTTCCGCTTCAATCGCTGACAAGGTAACCTCATATCCATTTGAATCACCCATAGCAGTACCTGTGTTGGCAACCATAGCGGTCACATCACATCCGTACTCCTTACCGACCAAGAAATACTCATCGTTGTTGTTTTTCACGATGCAGAAACATCTGCCTTGTGCCAACAATTTCATTTCATTTCTTTTGGTGGTTGACAATCTGCGAAGTTTGAAAGCAACATCCGACTGGTTGAAGGATGTGCCATTCTCTACACTCACATTTGTGGTGATTACCATTGATCCAGTTGCTTTTGGAAGTTCGTAAGTATACACGCTACCACTTGCAACGCTTGTTGCGGTAACTTCTCCACTTGCAACGGTGAATCCTGAAGTTGCCCAGTTAATCAAGTGGATGCTTTTGATGCCACCTACTGCATCTTTGCAGTCAAGGGCGAATCCTGAAGTAAGTAAACAAGGCATATCTTAATGGATTAAAGGGTGAAGTAAACGATTTCTCCGGGGAAAGCAACCTGAACACCAGCTTTGAAAGTGAAACGAACTCGTACTTCATCGTTATCAATAGAGTACCACATCTTCACTTCTTCTTGCTCGTCAATCAAGTCAGTTCCCATAAAGAAGTTTGACAAAGAACCAGCAACAATCTTGCTTGTTCCGTTCAAACCACCTACGGCAATCAACTTCATATTTGTACCGGGGTAAACCATTTCCATAGTTTGTGCAGCATCTGCAACATAATGGAACAAGTTTGCATTCTTCAAGTTAACCAACATCAACTTGTAAGCATCAATTCCCAAGAAGCAAACCAAGTCATCCTTCTCTGCAACGGCAGCGGGGATGTTAGCGTACACTTGATCCAAGATGTCATCAATGTTTGCAGCGGTGATAGAAGCAAAAGCAGTTGGTGCAGAGTTAGCCAATACTGGAGAAGCAGCAGCGATGATTTTGTTGAAACCATCAAAACGGCTCAAGTTAGGGTTACCACTTGCGGTGTCACCTTGCCACAATGCAGTTTCCAAAGTTTGTGCAATAACGGCAGCTTTTTCAGCACCGACTTGCTCTTCAAAAGGAATCATTGTTGGTGAACCGGGCATAATTTGGGTTTGCATCCATTTGGCTTCCAAAGTTTTTGGACACAAAGTTTCTTCAACTTTTACTGCACCAACGGTGATATTGCGTTGAGTGAAGGCAGTTGTTCCACTTGGATTGTAACCACAACCATCGGCTTGGAAGAAAACGGTTGAAGCAAGAATGTTCAAAGCAGATGCTGATTTAACACCTACCTGAACTTGGTTAGCAGATTGCAAAGTTGAAGAAGTTTTGCTTCCGAACAATGCTTTAACCAACAAATCAGTTGACTGTTCGTTGGTGTAGTTAGCGAGTGATCCTACTGAAAATGACATAGTTTTATTTGTTTATAGAGTTTTTGAATTTTTTAAGTGCTTCAAAGCGGTCGTTCTTTTTTGTAGACACAGGTGCTTTCAAGGGTTCTTCGCTTGGCAAGTCAGCAACCTTTTCAATCAGGTCAATCGCTTTGCTCATAGCTTCTTTGTGTTTGATGTTTGATGCAGTCAATGACTCAACCTTTGCAGACAATTCAGCGATGGCAGATTCCAACTTGGAAACAACATCATTGAATGCACTAACGGTTGCGAACTCTTCGGCTTCAATTTCAATCTCAACTTGGGGTTCAACGATTTCGGTAACGAAACCGCCTTCAGTTGTAACCAACAAACCACCTTCAACCTCGTGGGTTGCATCAGGTGCTGGAATGTTTCCTTCGGCAGTTTGAACGAAGATGGCAGTTCCTACCGCCAATTCGCCTTCCCACTCAATGATTGTGCCATCGGTCAAGGTAGCAGTTGCCATCTCAACTTTGACTTCTTCGTCCGAAAATCCCAACATCGTGCGGATTTCTTTCAATGTTTCTTTTGCGTTCATTTGTATAAAATTAGAGTTTATGTTTCGGTGTTGCAATTTTACTTGCCGTTCCACTTGGAAAGGACTTCTTTCAATGCCTCAAGTATTTGTTCGTCTTTGTCTTCAGGGAAATCAAAAACCCCCTCAACGGAGAATCCTTTGAACTCACCCTCTTTCACTCTTGCCCACACATCGTCATTGTCTACAAGGTAGGAAACAAACCAAGATCCATCGGCAACCTCCTCAAATCCCTTCGGTGGCATCACGCCTCTCTCTCGGTCAATGATGTATGATTCAAACAAGCTCACACCATCCATTATCGGAGTGCGGTGATGGGCATTGACTGCATCGTACTTGTTACCCCTTGCCCATTTCTTGGCAATCTTGAATATGCTTTCCTTGTCAAATACCACATAGTATTCACCACGAATGTCATCTCTGCGATAGATAGGAAGGTCGGCAATCATCGCTGCTCCAGTTACGATTCGTTTCTCCTCGTCTTGGATGGCAAACTTTTGACCTTTTACCTTCAGGATTCTCTCGCACCAACGGAGCATCTCTTCACCACCCCAAAGCAAATAAGAGATAGTTCCACACGCTTCGGTGTCATCGGGGTTGTAGTATTCCT